ATTTGTTGTTCAGGTTATCCTGACATGAACAACTCAGCGTCTGTAGTGCAGCTGGTTAAGCGCACGATGACTGTGTCCTGTCCTTCCAATGTCACTAGTGGCACATGGGATTGCAACTTCGTTCAAATGCCCTGGTCTACAGCGCAGAACATGGAGGGTTGCAACCTTGCCCTTAATGTAATAAACCAAAATACTGGCATTATATGTCAAATGGGTGGTGTGACTGCGTTTACTGCGCAGTCAGGCACTACGTACGGTACCGCTCCTTTTGCCGGTTCCAGTTACAATGCCACAGTGATTAACACTGTTAATACTACCCCTCTCTCAATCGACCAATCTTATTTTGAAGGTGGTGCTCGGGTTGTTGCTCAGGGTTTTGAGGTGGTTAATACCACTTCTCAACTCAATGTGCAAGGGCAGGTGATTACTTACCGCCAACCACAATCCTTTGGAAATGGGACACATTATCCTATTTCTGATACAGGCATCACCACAATCATAGGTGGCATGCACGCTAAGAACGTGCAGGTGTGGCCAGGAACACCCGCTGATGCAATGCTTCTTGCCGGTTCCCGGCAATGGCATGCCAAAGAAGGTGTGTACTCGACAGGCACGTTAAATAATGTGTCTATGCCATGCCAAGGTCTTGATTGGACTAGTCCAATAATTGAGAATGACCAATCTGAAACTGGGGTCGATAGCATCGCCATCATTCCGGCAATTGTTTTTGCTGGTGCGGCACATGCTCTTGTTGCCCCTTCTCTTATGCCAATGAATTCATATAATATGAATGGTGCCCTATTCACCGGCCTTTCTTTACAAACAACTCTTCAACTTACCACAAATGTGTATGTTGAGCGTTTCCCTGGTATCCAGGAAACTGATTTGGTTGTTTTGGCCCAACCTTCACCACAGTGTGATCCGATGGCTTTGGAATTATATTCTCAAGCTCTCCACGACATGCCTCCTGGTGTTATGGTGCGTGAAAATGGTTTTGGTGACTGGTTTATGGATGTTGTATCCAAAATTTCCAGCTTTGTTAGCCCTTTGTTAACGGGATCAGGTAATCCCTTGGCTACTGCTGTTGGAACTATGTTGCCTGCCTTGACAAATGGCATGCAATCATTTATTTCGGCTCCTAATTCTAAGGTGAAGAAACAACGCTCCAAACCTCCTAATAATAATGTTGCTCGAGCTCAATCTCAGGGTCCCGCCCGCCAACCAAAATTGCAAAATATAGGCAATTATGCCCCTGTTAGGCCTTCTAACAATGGGTATTTGTTGCCAATGCCTGGCCCACGCCAGCGCAATGGTTGGATGGTTCCAGCAGGACCACCACCTCAGCAGAGGCCAGCACGTCGCCGAAGGCGCCGTGCTGCGCTTTGAGGTGGGTTGCTCCCACCCGGCCGTGTACAGCGGGAGACCAGTCTAAGAAAGTTAAAAGGCTGCTCACTGTACATGATGAAATAGCTACGACTCCC